AAAACCTACATCTGCTATGGTTGATCCAATATCTTGTCTTGCTTGTATGGGACCTATCTTTGGTGCATCTTTTTCTTGAAAGTCCTCTAAAATAGATTGAACTGCACTACCTTTTTCTAAAGTATCATCTAGTAGTATTTTGTATGGGTTAAAACCAAAAGTATTTATAAAATCTGGTTTTATATCATATACTTCACCAGTTACCTTATCACGTATTTGATAGGCACCTAATGTATTAGATGCTCCACCTCTTTGAAACATTTTACGATTCATGAAGTTCATTAACTACTTCCTTGTCTTGGAGCCAAAGCACCGTAAGCACTAAATGCAGCACCTAGTCCTGCAGCAGATGGATCTGTTGGCATACCGTATTGTGAGTCAATCTTTGTAGCACTTGCTTGATACCCAGGTAGCATACCCGCAATTTGTCCGAGTGTTTGCATTGGTCTATATTGTTGACCTATTTGTTGTTCATATATTCTACTCAATCCAGTTTCAGCAATACCTCTACCAGTGGCACCAAAGCCAGCTAACTCACCTCTTTGACCTCTTCTTAAAGCATCTAATGATGAACCAATACCTCCAATTTGCTGTCCAAATCCAGCTAATTGTTGTCCTAACGCTGAAGCACCAGCACCTCTTTGTTGACCAATACCAAGTAGTCCACTAGCTAAATTTTGTCTAGCTCCTGCACCTGCGGAACCATATCCCATGAGACTTGAAGCAAGTTGTTGTTGAGCTCCAAATTGATCTCCCGTTAAGCCTCTTAAAGTACTACCTAGTTGTTGCTGTGCACCTAATTGTTGACCCGCAGAGCTTTGTAATAAGTTTTGTAATGCTTGTTGAGATGCTAATTGCTGACCAGCAGTACCTCTTTGAAATTCAGCTAAAGATTGTCCAGCACCAAGCCTTTGACCTGCTGTTGATTGAAATAAATTTGCTAATGCTTGTTGCGCACCTAATTGTTGTTGACCAGTTCTACCTAATAAATCTACAACGCCTTGCTCTGCCGCTAATCTTTGTTGTGCTCCAGAAGTTAATCTATCAAATAATCCGCTTTCTGCACCAAACCTTGTGCCAGCAAGACCTGACAATCCTTGTGATGCTGATCTTTCAGCAGCTTTCTGTCTTGCAAATTCACCTAGACCTGTTCGTTGTGCTTCACTAAATCCTTGTTGTCTAATTCTGCCTAAAGCTTGTGCTAAACCCTCTCCTAAAGCTTCTCTACGTTCTTGTGCTCCAAGTCTAGCTCTGCTTCCCCCAAAGGCACCAGAACTAATCTCACGAGCTCTAGAGGCAATATCTTGTTTGTCCCCAGCTTCTAGTACATCATCTATAGTCTGTTGTACCACGGCGTCTTCAAATGGATTGTAAAATTGCTGTGTTAAACCTTGATCGTATCCACCTAAAGTACCTCTTATTAAATCCTCAGATTCTCCAAGCCTACGACCAAATAAATCTGTAGAACCAATAGCTCCAGTTTCAATACCACCCAAAGTTGCACCAAATCTACCAGCAGCACCTTCGCCTCTCGCTTCTACATCAGATAATCTTCTTCCAAATTGATCAGTAGCACCAGCTTGTAAACCTTCAACATTTCCTAATCTTTGTCCAAATTGGTCGACCTGACCTGTTAAGCCTGTTTGGGTTGCATCTAAATTTCTTCCAAATATGTCAGTTGAACCTCTAGCGTCAGCTTCGATATCACCCATTCTTTGCCCAAATTGACCTGTCGCACCTATTTGCTGTCTACCAAGTCTACCTAAAGATCTACCAAATCTATCTGTAGCACCAAGTGTTATACCACGAGCTTCATCGATACCACCTAATTGATCGCCCAAGCCAAGCAACATTTGTTGTTCTGCTCTTTGGAAATAGGGATCTCTTAAAGCTTCAGCACGTCTGGATTGTCCTATAGCTTGATCAATTAAATCTTTGTTTTGTTGAAAAAATGGTTCAAAACCACCAATACCAGCAACAGCTTGCTGTCTTGCTAATAATTCTAAAGGTGTCAAGCCTGCTGTTTGTTGTAGAGGCACATCTTGACCTATTAAATTAGCCCCAGCTTGTTGTAATTGTTGAAAGAATCCAGGTTGATCTTGTGTGCCAAAATATAAAGACCTTATTAATGGATCTGTTAATGTTTCTGATGTTGCTTGTTGTAACAAAACAGGATCAATGGCACCAACAGGCATAGACGCAGGTGGTGTATTTACAGGATCAACCACTGGGTCTGGTGTTGATACGGGCTCAACTATTGGATCTGGCGTTACGCCTCCAGAGCCAACAACAATATTACCCTGTTCATCAAATATTTCTGTAGGTCTAATGCCTGGACCAAAGCCAAAGTCTTGTGGTGGTATTAATCCACCGCCCATACCAGGACCGTAATCTATACCGCCACCTCCAGGTAGATTACCGCCTGGAAAAGCAGGTGAAGAAATAGTTACTGGACCAAACTCTGTATCACGGGTTTCTATGTTCATGTTTGTTGTTGGGTCTGGGACTATATCTGGTCGAGGTGTGATTCCTATATTTGGATTTAAAAAATCATCTAGACGGGGTTGTAAAGGTGTTAAAGAATCTGGACCATAATTTATACCACCGCCTCCTGGCACATTATTACCTATAGGTATGCCTCTAGGTTTTAGAGCTCTTGGGTCAGGTAAGGTGGGTGTGGGCTGTAAGGGTGGAGGTACGGGTTGTCCAATGTTTATAGGCTTGCCACCACCTATACCACCAATAGAAATAGGAGGAATTGGTCTACCTCTTGGAGGTAAAGATGGACTAGGTGGCAAAGGTAAATTTCTAGGTGTAGGCTTGAGAGGTAAAAATGGTTTTGGTTTTGCAAAAACTGGGTTTGTACCCAACACATCAACAGGTTCACCTATGGGTGCCATAATATTTTCTCTAAAATTTCGTATCATACTTTACCTATTTTGTTAAACTGTTCAAAAGTTTTCATAAGTTTATCCATATTCTTTGCACCTTTTTGTCTATCAGGTGCACCATTTGGTATAAGCTCAATACCTGTTTCTGTCTTTGTTACTTTAAAACCACCCAAACCATTGTTAGCAGCAGATGTCATGACAAACTCGCCATCACTTAACATAGCTGGTATATCATCACTTGTACCTGTGCCTGGACCTATGCTTGGACCACCCATACGCAGATCTAACTCTTGTAATCCACCCATAGCTGCTGTTTTTCTAATACCTAAATCAAAACCTGTAAATGTAGGAGCAGGCATAAGATCTGGTCTAATAGATTGTCTTATATCTTTTAAACCACCTTCTTTCTTTTCAAAATCAGATTTAACTGCTTTACCATATAATCCTGCTAGAGCCATAAGAGGTAATGCACCTCCTAAACCGCCACCACCAGAACCACCACCAAAAAAATTACCAAAAGCAGATCCGCCACCAGCAGCAGCCATTTGTTGTAACTGAGCAAAGGCTTGCGGGTTTTGAGCTATTTGTGCTGGTGTCATAGAGTTAAGTGCCTGTTGTGCCTGTTGAGCTTGATTAGATGCGGCAACTTGTCCTGGTGTGCCACTACCTAGCCCAAACCTATTAGCTAAACCTTTGCCTGCCTGTGGGCCACCTATAAATGAAGATCCTGTTTTACCAAACATACCGCCTGCTAGCGGGCTTTTAAGTCCTGCCATAATATTACCAAAACCACCGCTTGCAGCACCTCCAGCAATAGAAGATATGCCTGGAATACCTGCTCCAGCTACAGCACCTAAACCTTTGCTTAAAACACCACCAACTTTGCCTAAAGCACCGCCAATACCAGGTATTTTTGTAGCCAAGCCACCAATACCACCCAATGCTCCACCTAAAGCTGTGCCAACTCCAGGTATAAACATAGCAACTGGTGCTACCTTTTTGACTACTTTCTTTAAACTTTTACCCAGCTTCTTAAGAAAGCCAAACTCAGCCATACCCGTTATAGGGTTGATGGACATACCATCTCCAACTGTATACTGATTAGGATCTAAGCCTACAGCTATCATTTCTTGTTTTATCGTTTCTTGTGTTTCTGGAGAGATAACTGGTGGAACAACCATTTCTCCTGGTGCTACGTGGGCAAGCATGGTGTCTTCTCCTCTACCTAGACCTGCTATACCGCCTGGATTTTCAATATCTATCATGCTCAATTCATTCCTCATTACATTTTAACCAAAATACTAATAAGTATCTGTTTCCTGATTCTACTGCAAGCCCCCTATGCATATGCGTAAAACTAGGAAATATTAGAGCGTGGCCAGTTGGTAATGGCTC